CAGCGCTTCGATAACCTCCTTAATCTTCTCTGTAGGCATATCGACATCACATATAATGTACTTAGCATCTACCTCTTCATGACTCATCAGTAGAACATCCTCTACGAGCTGGCCAAAAGTAAAGTAGGACTTCTCCTCTCTTTCTTCTTGGTGCTTATACAATTTAGGGTGTATAAGTATCTTCTTTAAGCGGGATTGGTTGACCGCATCTATGTCTTTATAATCACTCATCAGTGTTGTATTTGATCTCGTAAACTAGTTTCCTCTGGTCAAAATTCTTAACATAATGAACAGAGTAGGCGGTACTATTGAGATACTCTACAGTATCATCAGGTAGTACACCTGCTTTGACTAGACCGTCATTCAGAGACTTTAGCCAGATAAAAGCAAGGTTGTCAAGATCCCAGTTAGGTTTATACCTATCATGGGGAGGTTTCCAGGTAATGTTTCCTTTAACCATTCTAACAGATCCATAATTAATTGGGACATAGATTCGCAGATGCGTACCTACAGGAGCTGGAACTTCCAGTCCCATAGGTATGTGTGCATCTACAAAGTCATGAATCTGCCGAACAGTTTTCTCTCGAACGAAATGATTAACACCAGCATAAATCTTGTTGTAGCCAAGCTTCATGCTTTTAGTCTTAGAAATTTTTACGTGAGAAGGAAACTGAGGAAGAACGATTTTAGTTTTCTTCCGAGCCATATAGATCGTAAACTCTACCGTCGGTGCGTCCCATTAACTCCTCCGGATCAATCTCAATAATATTATTGAAGATAGACTGAATACTAGACTCGGTAATCTCGGTAGGAATTAGGTACTCATCGGAACACTCAGTAGTATTTACATTCTTCAGCATCTTTGCAATCTCACTAGCAGTGATAGTCTGATAATCATGCTCGAAAGTCTTGGTTGGTACACCAATGATCTTTCCTTGGTCATCGTACTTAGCTACACCAACAGCCATGTATTCCTTGACACGCATCTTACCTCGGTCAGCATAAGGAATAGCACGGACATTCATTGGGTTAACAAGACAGATCAAACCAGAATTACCAAAGTAGTTCTTAGTCAACCAGTTCTCACCAGCTACATGTAGACCCTTAGAACACTCATTACGAGGGTTGCTATCGATCTGAGATTCAGGTAAGCTTACGGGCTTACCAAACTCAATATGAGTACGACGAGAGTAATGGTCAGTGTATACAACCTTTTGACCACTGTTCTCAAAGACATCTACAAGCTCAGCAACGTTACCAATAAAGGAACCGCCATCTGTACCGCCTTCAGAGTATCCCGTATCCTCATCATGAACCTCGAACTTACCATCGTAGTTACGAGAGATATTCATGTTGCTGATATCAAGACCCATACCTTTCCATACAGGTAGAGATGCATAGATAAAGTCATGAAGATTGATATCACTTACCATAGCATCCTTTTTGTCAGCGTTACGATAAACAACCAAGTAACCTTTGTCGGTTAGCTTGATACCATGCTTATCACAGAACTCGAACAAACGATCTCTGGTATCTGGATTAGGGTTAAGACAAGCAAGGCTCCAGAACTTAATCAAAGCAGAGGTATCTTCCTCGTTGCCGCTACGAGTCATAAACTCTCGTACTACAGTTTCAGGCATCGCGATATCTATACCTCTAGCATAGACACGGTTGTCTTTGACTTCTAGATACTCATGACCATTCTGACGAATGTCTGTCATAAGTTCTACAATATCTCGTTCTTCTTCAACCTTAGCATGTAATTCAAGAGCCTGAGAGATTTGAGACTCAGCAGAGTAGCTGAATATTTCAGCTACTTCTACCAAGTTTAGATCCTCAGAGTCCTGTAATTTGCTAAGAGCAGATTCAGTTTCTTCACCATTGGTGAAAGTCTTTTGGAAGGTAGTCCCTTCCACGACGGCAATCAAAGTATTGCCACTTCTAAAATACTGCATAGTATTACAGATTATTGATTAATAAATAAGATTTAATTTTACGATACTTAGGAGCCACAGGGCGATTTGGAAACATCCTACATGCAATGATTACTTTAGCATCAACACTATGTGCTCCTAATCTTTTACATGTATTCTCCAAAATAACATGATCCTTGTACCAAGACGTAAGAGCTGGAAACTTATCCATCTTCAGCTCCTTACCTTGAAGTTCAAAGATTTTAAGTAAGTGATCCATAAACTCTTTTGGTAGTCTGCTTGCATATTCGTCTCTAGCATATTTAGCATATTGCTGATATGGAATCTCAACAGGCTTCCTGAAGACAGAATGAATATTCCACAGATGCACTAATTTACCAAATTTACTGAAGAAAACAAAGGATTCAAGTATCTCATTTTCAGATAGATACCAGTTATTTAGGCTGATGATATTGTCATTCTGTTCCTCCAAGATCTCCATGACCTCAGCATCTTTTTTAGCTACCGAGATGAGCTTTATTCCAGCCCTAGCATGAAAGTTTTGGAGCAGCCTATAGGTACACTTAAGAGCAAGATCGTCACTTCTAGTAGACCATATTACAAGGTGCTTAGACTTGAGCTCATCTATCTTACTCTTTTCAAGGTCAGCAGTAACATGTAAGTCTTCATAATGGCCCCACTTAGTAGTCTCAGTTTCACGATAGTTCTTGTATCTGATCTCATCAGATCCTACAACTACACGAGAAATACTAGCCTTAGCCTTCTTCTCAAAGTCATCAGGTACTTCGATCTCAGAATACTTGTAGTCAAAGAACAGCTCAAAGTTATCCTCTGCCCACTTCTGATGCCACTGTATCTGCTGTCTCCAAGTTGCCTTAGGAACAGTTTTGAGTTGTAACATATACTTATAGTCAGCAAGCTTTAACTGATCACGGTTGTCTACAAATAAATCTGCATAGGGTGATATAAACTGAGAGATCCATCTGTTCTTTCTAGGATCAGAGGGCTCGTCCATAAGGATTCTCTTCGTATGTTCACTACGACTTGTAGTAGTAGTCTTACGATATCTATCAGCTACATTGTACCAGTTGCAAGATATGTTCCTACCATTCTGAAGCCTTCTAAGATTGGACACAACTCTAGCAAACATGGAGCCTATAACAGTAGAACCATTAGAATGGTTAAAATACTCTTTCTTCAAACACTTATCATTCAGATGAGGGTTAGGCCCATAAGTAATTCCAGAAATATCTACCTGATTTGCTAAGAACTCAGGCAGCATCAAAGAGTAAGAGTCGCTAAACCTTACTTGAACATTACCAGTCTTAGCATCGATATACTTTTGTAGATCATCTATCTCCTTAGTCTTAGGAGTAGCTAGATGTATAAGCTCTGTCTCTGCTGTTACAATCTTATTCTTAATCTTGCGAACAGCATCGTCAGTATACCGAATATCCTCACGAGTAAAAATCACAGGTAAGTCACCAATATCAAAAGTTAAGGCAATAGGAATATCGACTACATCCATACCTATGTTTTCCCAGTTAATAGGGTAGGCAACTTTACCAATAACAAGGTGCATATTATTCAAAGTACAGCTAGGCTTTACCTGGAAGCTTCTGCCCTTGTATACAACAAAGTCTTCGTTTAGTGAGTCAAGCTTACCGCCATAGTGCACATTATCAAAGTAAGTCAGCTGTTGCTCAGTCTTACGAACAAACTTATCTTGCTCATCCCAGTTGTCTTTCAGGTAGATTTTAATCTGAGTACCATTACGCTTGTCTGTAGGATAGGAATCCATAAGAGCAAGGGTAGGAGCATCAGTAGTTTTGTGCAACATGTATCTGTACTCTGTTCCATCGAACCTAGTACGGATGTGCACAACATCAGTATAACCAAGGCCAGACTTAGAACCCATACCAAAGGCACCGATCTGATCATTAGTTTCTTCTTTAGTAGAAGTCAGATACTTCATAAAGATATTCTTGCACCTATCTTCCGATAGACCTACACCGAAATCTTCACAAGCCCAGTACCAACCAGACTGATCTTCTTCTAAAGTAACATAAACAGGAGTGTCAACCCCAGCCTCTATGTGAGAGTCGAAGCAGTTGCTTACATACTCTCTAATCAAAGAGGCAATAGGATCTCTGTACGGAGACTGTAGCAAGTCCCACATCTTGTGGAGTTTATCTTGCGCTAGTTCCGCTTTAATAGATGTCATCTGCATGTTCGTCTTTACGTCCACTGCAGCTGACGAGGATTGTAGTTTCATATCAGTAACTTTTGTAAAACACTATTAGCATTGTACCTACCATGTGTTTTAACCAGATCACTGAAATCCTTAGACTTGTAGTTGTCAGGTATTTCAATCTGAGTTAAATTAAACTCAGACGCTATCTTATTACCTAAAGTTCTACCAGGATTATTAGGATTATTAAAGTCATTGTCGTATAGGACATAGACTTTACCAAACCTATCTTTTAGTTGTTGAACGACATGTTGCTTAGGTTTCATAGCTTCGCCTTGTAGGGCTACAGCATTCATACCTGCAACATTTACGATACTCATTGTATCTTTTCTAGATGATGTGATGATCAAATGATCACCTGTCTCAGGAAGCTGAGACCAACCCTCCCATACGGACTGGTTGTTATTGCTAATCCACTTTCGTTCTTTGCTAAAAGGCTGATAGATCTTAAAGGTCAAGACTTCGTCTTTGAGTTCACGGTAAACATACGAGTGACGGTCCGCCTTAACAGGGTGACCATTGAAAAACATAAAATCAATAGGAGAAACCAAATATCTTTCAAGCGTTGGTTTATTAATTCCGAATTGCGTCCAAAAATCTTTATCACAGGGCTTCCATTTACGAGTTCTTATTCCAATCTCTACCTGCTTTTTCTCTGGAACAGGTACTCTTTTAATGGAAGCTGCAATCCTTTTGAAGTCAGCGCCTTGTCTGATTCCAAAATCTCTAGCTATTACTTGTAAAGCTCCGGTAAAATCGGTCCCCATAGACTGAGCTACAAGGGACCAAATGTTACCATACTCGCCGCTAGCAAAGTCTCTCCAATAAAGAAACCCTGTCCTCATCGTTACGCCGAACGACGGGACAGAGTCTTCTCTAAGTGGTGATTTATTTGCTACATCTAGCTGAAGTTTTGGAAAATAGTATTTAAGAATGTCATACTCTCCAACATGTCGGAGGATATCTTCTTTGTATACTATTGGATCATACAGACTGCTGTTTAGATCATATTCCATTGAGACAAAAAAAGAGCCCAAAGATAGGGCTCTATTTTGATTAATCCCAATCGTCGTCATCTGAAGCAGTAGACGTAGCTACAGCACCAGATGTCTCTTCAGCAGCAGGGCGTTGGAAGTTCTCGATGTTACTATTACGTAGTCTAGTATCATCTTTAAGAACGCTCATTGGCTCGATGAACGGCACAAAGTTACGAACACTTAGGTAGCGCTTCTCGTAACCATTAGTACCATAGTTAGTCATTACACGAACTGGCATTGCTAGTCCAGTGTCTTTGACCATCTTCATAACTCCGTCAAGGATAGCTTTCGGATTACCTGAAGGAAGCTGAGCATCATCGCCACAGAAACAGTGAGCAATATGCTTAAGCTTTTTCAAGAAACGAATAATATTCTCATCAGAGTCATCCTCTTTTGGATACCAGAAGGCCATGTTTACTTCTGCTCCGGCTGAATCAGCAAAGAAGATCTTGTAATCAGGAGCATTAGGATTCTCTTTGTCATCCTGTTTAGTACGCTCTAGTCGAGCTTTACAGTTATCAACTACACCAGCAACTCCATTGTTAAAGATTGCTGAGTTTGAACCTGCATCATAAGATGCATCATTTAGATTGAATGTCTTAGCCATTCTTGTTAAAATTTAAGGATTAATAATTATTAGATGTGTAAGTTACATCCGACTCATTAGTCTCAGCATCTCCATTAGCGGAGTACAAAGCTTCTTGAGGGATGTCTAGAATAGAAAGCTGATCTGTGTCAGTCTTTTCTTCCAAGCTGATTTGAATAGCTTTAGGGTCATCGTTCATCAAGTCTCCAAAGATAAAGTTGCTATCAGCAGTTTCGTCTAAGTTATAAGTCTTTACAAAGTATGACCATAGCTTGCTATCTCTCATAGTCAAACCGCCATACTCTTTCTTAGACTTAACAGTGTAAGCTTGACCCTTAGGCAGAGACATACCAGTAGTATTAACTACAACTGGAGAAGACTTAGTAAAGTCAAAGGCAATAGCGCCTCCATCTTCTAGACCAAGTGCTTCGCATGCTTCAGTATTAAAAACCATTACTTTACTAGTACGAGGACCAGCATTCTTAAGTACTACAAGAGCTGGAGTACCTGTACAAAAACTAGTTGCAGCTGTTCCTTTTCCCCGCTGCGATGGGATTCCAAATGAAAACTCCATTATTTAATTTATTAAAGGTTATAATATGTACGAATAGACTCATCGACTAGACCAAGGTCATTGGCAATAAAGTCGTCTTCGAATAATCCAATAGGACTTTTGCAGGTGTCTGCACCACTGTTAATAGTACGGAACCCAAACTTGATTCCTTGCCCAGCCATCTTAGAAGGCTCAGCATATAGAACAATAGAACTGAAAGACTCAGGAACAAACTTCTTAAGTTGTTGGCCTTGAACAGCAATACGTTCTTGAGGGAAACCATCCTCATCAAAGGTAGTCTCTGGGTGAGCAAAGAGGTAGACAATAATATCATCTCTAAGCTTATCGTTTACAATGTTCAGTAGATCGTACTGAGCACCAGCAAACTCTGCCCACTTATCAAAACCAGAACGTTTACGGAAACGAGTAGACATCACAGTGTCGGTCTGAAGACGAGACCAAGTATCGATAACAATACTTTTAACATTCTCCTTCTTGTGACACGGCTTCAAGATGTTCTCGATAACCGCCAAGGTATCATTGGTTTTGTAATAGTTGCCTTTCTTCTCTCCGTACATTTCTGTAAATCCAGGAGCAGGTAAAGGCTTTTGGTCAGTATTAACAATCACAGTAGACTTAGGGTCAAGACCCTTGATACCTACTTGGTCAATAGGACAAATAGAGGTAGACTTGCCAGAGCCAGATCTACCTACAACATAGACTAGTGTAGCCATTATGTATTAGTATTAAAATAGTTTAGAACTTTCTTTACGAGATCAGGCTTGGATTCTAGATCTGATACAGGTGGTAATTCTTTTAGCTTACCAACTGCACCAATAAAACCCATAGCAATATCTACGTTATCTATACCATCTCGATTCTTCAGCACAGAGAGACCTCTGTAAAAAGAACCGTAGGTATTCATGTCATAGCCATTATGAGTAGAAAGCCTATGACGAATAGGGTTAAACAAAGCAACAACAGTATCAGCATCTTGTGCTGGGTTACCACTGTCTTTGAAATCTGATAACTGAGGGTCAGGGTGCGAATTAGATTTTCTATCCATACCCTCGATAGATCTGTTGAACTGACTAACCACAACAGGAGAAAAGCCACATCTGTTACGGAACTTGATAAGCATTTCTGATAAATCATCGATAGCTTTCTTCTTATTTCCTCCATGATCTTTGTTAGGTGTAATCAAACCTACGTGATCTATTACTACTACAACGATGAGGTTAGGATCGTGTTGAACAAAATCCCAGTGACCATTCTGTTGTTTAGTAACAGTGCCTATCTCATTGGCTAGTTTTAGTAAGTCCTTGTAAACAAACAAAGGACTTACAGATCCATCTACAAACTCAACATATTGGGTCAACATATCGAAGTAGTCTTGTGCTTCTCCAAGCAGTCTGTCTTCTTCAGATGATAACCTATAGTTGCCTCGACCAAAGATTTTATTTACGCTGAGTAGATACTCACCTTCAGACTGTTCGAAAACTCTACGAGCCATTAGCTTAGCCATAAGAGGCATAGTTGCCATCTCTAGGTTGTAATACTTTACTCTAAGCTTTAGTGGCTGATTATTAGCCAACATATACTCAATAGGGTTAATCACATAAGCATCTAGTACAGCAGAGGATTTACCAGTACCAGTACCTCCGCCCCATAGATCATAGCGACCTCTCTGAACATTGCAAATAACTTTAGTCAGACGATTGAAACCCATAGGCAGACCTTCATTCAGGCCTAGCTTACCTCGTTCAACTTCTTTCCAAAAGCGATCTTTAGTTTTCTGGATATCGCTCATAGTTCTCCATCTGTCTTTCCTGATACTCTAGCTCCCGCTGCTGTCTTTCTGCAGCAACAGTATCAATAGCGTCGTCATAAGACATCTGCTCTTCTTGCATCAGTCTCCAGACTTCTTTCATCCATCCCATTAGTTCTTTTGTTTGCCGGTTAATAATATTTCATAGACTATATCCAATACTTCTCCATCGGATATATCTATATCACTTTCTGTCATCTCCGTAAGAAAAGCTTTAGTTAGCTCAGCCTTAGCGTTATTCTCTAACGCACCAGCTATTCTTTCTAAAGCTTTTACCATACGAGGAATGTCACCCTCTATGAGCTTTCTGCCCATAAGAGTTTCATGTAACTCTGCCATAATAATCTAGATTGTCTGCCTTCCAGCAGGATTGAACTTCTCTTGTTTGTCCTCTAGCTCAGCTACCTCTTCACAGAAGGTAGCAAGTCTAGAGCTTATAGAGTCCACATCCTTCTTACTTATCACATAGTCTGCTCTTTGCAGATATGCATAGTTGTTACGACTCTCACTGTTGATATACCTTTGGGCAGCTCCCAGTATCAAGTCTATTTTAGCGTAAGTAGGATACTCTTCGATGAACTTCTTCATCTTAAACACACAGGCTTTTCTAGAGCCCATAGCACCAGACTTCTTGTTCTTAAATAGCTTACGATAGTCAT